GGTCTCTTAAAATACGACCTACGTGGCTTTGGCTAAACATAAATCGTTTGGCGAGTGTCGTTACCAACACGGGTGTTTTGTGCTCTACCAAATACTCCCAGACTTTTTCTTCAACGCTCACCACGCGACTCCCTCTTTTGATGTTTAAGAGTTTCTTGCCCTATCCACAGCCCAGCACATACGATCTCCAACTCGTCCGATACAGGGCGTTTGTATAGCGCGTCTTTGTAGCCTTGGTCGTACCCAGCAACGTAGGCTTCTCGCCCTTGTAGGTATCCTAAATACACCAAACCCACGCAGCCAAGCAAGAAAAAAACAACAGCCAAGACCCACTTCATGCCAACCTCTGCATGGAACCGCCCATCAGTTCCTCGTAGGAAAACTTTTTCTTGAGCGCGTCACGGATGTCTACCATCGTTTCGGAGTAGCCAAAACACCCATTGTCAAAGATAAAGGCATATTTGGGAATTAGGGTACGCCCCATGACAAAGGCCCTCCCCTTATCCGTCAACCGCCACTTACCGGATGCTCTCTTATCCGCATCGTTCTCATCCTTGGCTGCGGGTTCGACTAAGCCCCACCACTTGGCAGTCGCCATTGGTTTGGAGCGTAGCAACCACTCCGGTGCACCACCTAGATCAATCCAGTAGTTCCGAGGGAAGTTGGTGTACATCCAGATCAGACCTTTAGCCTGAGTACTGGTAACTTGGTAGGGGTTGATTTTTCCCCACCGACCACAGCAAGGGCAGTCCATGCCCTCGCCACGGATAACTCCCTCGAAACGCTCTTTGGCTTCGGCGAGTGTGGTCATTCCTCGGCTCCTAGCACTTCAAGCAACTTGTCAAGGTAGTGACGGGCTTTCTTCAAGTCCTCAACACCACCCTTTTTGTCAGCACGGGCAAGGTACTTGATAGCGTTGCCGCGCAGGAAGCCAGCAAACGCTTCGGTTGACATCCAAGCCTCCATTGCCTTCCAAGGTTGGACGCCCATGTTCACGTAGTGATCTCCACCATATTGCTGGGCACTGGCACGAGAACTCGGCTCAAAACGTTGCTTGCGCCCAAGGCTGGCTTGGTATGCAAGATTAGCAGCGTCTTGGTCAAGTACTTGCGCTTCATCAAGGGCTATGGGGGTGTTACTCGTAACTGTTGCAACAGTTTTCCAGTTACCGCTTAGTGCTTGCTTGCGCATGGCGTAAATGGTTGGCATCGCCACCTTAAACTTTGCAGCCGCATCTTTCGGCTTTGCATTGGGGTTCGCCTGAAAGTAGGCGATCATCTTGGACTTCTTGGTTTGGGATTTCATTTGTTCGCTCCTAAAAAAGTGCTTCTTCAACATTGTCGAGTTGCTTGCGCTTCTCGTTCCTTTGTTCCTTACGGAACCACTGTGCCACCAAGACCCGTTCCTCCGGTGTCTTGAAAGGCCACTCCCATCGCTCCCAAGTGAGACCACTCGGGTGCTTATCCTGCGTACTTTTCTTGCTCATGCCTGATGGCGTTCAATGTAAGTTTGGTTTTCAAAGTTGTTTTGCTCTTCCCCATACAGCAGTTCAGCCATGATGTCCTTGTGCATGGCATCCATCTGAATCTCACTGTACTTTTGTCTAATGGCTTCGCGCTCTTCCTCCGTAAGGTATGAGTCATAACCACGAATAATTCTGTCCCAGCGCACTTGGCGGGGGTGGGACGTGGCGAACTCATGAGGGTTGCTGTCCATGCGTTTAAGGATAAGTTCGACGGCTTGGTGCATTAGCAATCACCATAAGAACGACCCATGCCAGACTCACAGTTGAGCGGTAGGTCAGGTGCCCACTTGGGGCGAATACGCATCACCATCTCAACAAACTCTTGGGCGTTCTCGGTTTGTTGTTCAGGTACGATGCAAGCGATAGCGTCATGAACGGTCATCACGACTCGGTACTTCTTCGCAATAAGGAGCATCTGCTCTCCAATAGCGATACGTGCCAATGCTTGGCAGACGTTCTCAATAACTTTGCCGCCGTAAATTCGATTGGGGATAACGGCTTTTCCTTTTTTGGTGTCGTACACGAGTTCTTCTTTTCCTGCGTCATTTATCCATCGTCTTAAGTTAGGGTATTTAATGTAGAGTCCGTTGGGTAGTCGGATGCCTTTGGCACCTTCCACATCGAGCACACCGGAGCGTCCAAGCGGAGCACTCTGGTCGTTGGCAATAGCAAGCAAGGCATTACCTGCTTCCCGCCACAGCATCGGAATCCTTGGGTAGGTTTGGCGATACACCGCAATGATGCGTTCGCACTCTTCTTGTGGCATGTCTACGTTGAACGTCTTTAGTTGGGAGCGAAACTTCTTTGCCCCCATGCCATAACCCGCACCAAGGATGGTGGTCTTTCCAACAAAACGTTCGTCCTTTGTGATGTCGTTGATGTCTTTGCCGTAGATGGCAGATGCCATGATCTTGTACACATCCTCGCCTCTGTCGAATGCTTCGACCAAGTCGTTCTGCTCTGCAAGCCAAGCCAGCGTACGGGCTTCAATCTGTGAGGAGTCCGAGTCGATCATCATGTAACCCTGCGGTGCAAGGATGGCACGTTTGAGCGGCGAGGAGCGCGGCAGGTTTTGCATGTTCACCTTGTCGTCACCACCCCAGCGCCCAGTGTGTGCTGCATAGTAGCGTAGGGGGATGGGCATAGTGCCCCGCCCGGCGATCTCGATAAAGCGTTGGGTGCGTGTCTCTTCGATGGTGGACTTGACCCCAAGTCGTGCGGCAACAAGGGCTTGCACCGTCTCCTTCTCATGCTCCAGTAGGGCTTTGAACTCCTCGTCCGTCTTGGAGAAAGCGTAAGTCTCTTTGCCTGTGGTCGGGCTAATCTTCATTGGCGGCTCAACACCCTGAGCGCGGAGCAGTTCAGCAAACTGCGGGTTGCTCATCAGCATGTCCTTGCTCTCGTCGATGCCTTCCATCAAACGGGCTTTGGACTCCTGCACATCAGACAAGTGTTTACGCAGTACGCCAGTATCCAGTTCGAGCACAGGCTCAGTGAACATACGGACGGTCAGGTCAATTAGGTTTAACTCAGCCACAGGAAAGTTAGGAGCGAGACAACCAAAAAGACCATAAGTAAGATTAACGTCATTGATACAGTATCCAGCGTATCGAGAAAGGTCGTCATCAGAAAAGTCAATTCTTCTTTTACCCAGCGCATTGATAACCTCCGTTCCTTTTTCACCCAGTTGGTAATGTTGTACAAGCGCACCCAGACTGCCACCAACCTCTGTGCCGTGAATGGCTCTTGCCATTGACAGCGTATCGGCAATCTTTTTAGGGCTGATCCCATACCTCCAATTAAGAATCGCCATGTCGAACACAGCGTTGTGAGCAAGTGCGATTGAGTTTGCCCAATCAAACTTTTGTAGGAACGTCCAAGTTTCCTTCTCTGTTCCGCTGAACCACTGCGTCTCACCATCGTTGACTCTGACGGCTACACCGATGGTCTCAAACAGTTCCGAACGGATGTACTCCTCGGTGGTCATCTTCGACAGAGAAAAGTCTCGGTCATAGTACGTTTCAAAGTCAATGGTGATTAAGTTCATGTGTTCTTTTCCTTGAGTTTGGCTTCGACCATTTCCATCATTCCTGATGGCGTTCTACCGTTGTCGTAAATCCACTGTGCTTCCTCATCCGTCAGGCTTACCCACTGACGGTCACGCAATTCATCTCTTTGCGCCCGTACACACTCAGGTCTTTCGCAGTAATAACTGCAACTGTGGATGTCAGTCATACCGTACTCCGCTTTGTTGTTGGTAATACCACTACCAAAAACCCACCACGAACCTGTAAGGTTTGGGTGTACCAACTTGCTCCGTAACCGCTCATTTTTTCTCCTTTACCTGCTTGCGTAACTCCAGCAGTTCCTTAAGCATCTTCTCCATATCGTCAGCGGCGGCAAGATGGAACGGACTGATTGGCAAGTTGCTTGCAAGAGAACGCATCATGCCAATAGTGGTGCGTATCGTATGCTCACTCACTTTTCGTTCAGCCACTGTTCTTCTCCTCCAAGACATGCTCAATCTTTATTTCTTGCCCAACGTAGCGGTCTGTCAGTTGCCCCATTGCTTGCAGAGTCCTGAAGTCGTTGCCCTCGGCGGCGATCAACCACATTTGATTGCGCCCACGTCGTCGCCCTAACTTCTTAGAGTCATACCAAGCACGTGTAACAACAATAAAAGTGCCCATTCGCCCACGCAGTAACATCCACGTTTTCTTGCGTCTCGACATCGTCCCACCGCCTTGTTGTCCGGCTTCCACTTCTTTGGTCACTATCATCGCGCCCACTTCTTGGCGATCTCTAATATGTGCTGAGGTTTGAATCCATCTTGCGTGCTATACCTAACAATGTTAGGCATGCCACTGTCCGCCTCATCTTCAAGTAGTTCGCGCATGATGCGGTGCGTGAACGCATCACCCTGTATCGACATCCATTTGTCGTAGAGGGCATCGACTTCTTCGTTAGTCAGAAAGGGAAGTTGAACACGGTAGTTGTCGTCGCTCTTGTGGCGGTGCTCCACACGGTGCACGACTTGTTCGAGCAACCAGTCCCATCGCGCAGGACTCAGTGTTGCACCGCGCAAAAACTCTTCGGGGTTACTTTGCATGCGGTTCAAAAGAATTTGAACGCCTTGATTGTTGATGGTCAGGACTGATTCTTCCATGTATCGTATTCCTTGAGCAGTTGCACAATGCGATCTACTTCATGTAGATTCTCTTCGTTGATGACAATCGCACTACCTCCTGCGGAAGTAATGGCATGTAGTTCACGCTGTTGCAGCGCCGTGGGCTTGTTATCGCCAGCCTTGCACTCAATCGCAAGGAACCGCCCG